AAAGCGGGCAATCCTGGACAATACGCACGACGGTAAATGGGACGCTGATGTTCTTTCAAGTTGGGAGTTTGAAATGGATGAATTGCGGGACATGGGAGTACCGGAGTTTGTGTTTGGGGGTTCAGGTGTTGGATTGACCGACGAAGAAATGAACGACTTTTTTTCAAACGATACAACCAGCGGCGAGCATTTGAAAACCGGAAAAATCGTTTTGGAATACACTTTAGAGGAAGTCGAAACTGTAAAATCTGCCTTGCTAAAAATTGAAAAAACGCCAGAACGTGCGGTTTGGAAATTGCTGAATTTATGAATATTTTTTTGGCAGGCACATTTTCCTCGCGGGAGAAAAGACAACAAATATGAAGATTTATATCGCGGGAGAACACGAAGTTAAGAATGGTTCATTGGCCGATTGGAGCGGGATTGACATTTTAGAGTCATTTATTTACGCAAGGGGCAATAAATATTTTATGCCACTAATGCGACATAGTGACGTAAACCTAATTTTAGATTCCGGGGCGTTTACATTTATGTCAAATAAAGACATGAAATTAAATTGGGAAAGATATGTTGACGAGTATTGTGAGTTTATGTCCATACATGGTATAAAGTTGTTTTTTGAGTTGGATATTGACGTTGTAACGGGGATAAAAGAGGTTGAGCGGCTTAGAAAAAGAATTGAGCAGCGAACAGGATTGCAACCGATTCCGGTTTGGCATAAATCGCGGGGATTGGACTACTGGGAGGGTATGGTTAAGGATTACAAATATGTCGCCATTGGTGGTATCGTAACAAAAGAAATAAAACGGACGGAGCACCGGATTTTTACAAACCTGATTGATATAGCCCACAATGCAGGAGCGAAGGTTCACGGACTTGGGTACACAAATTTAGAGGGGTTGAAGAAATACAAATTTGATTCCGTAGATTCAACTGCATGGCTTTATGGGAACAGAAGCGGAACAATTTATAAATTCAATGGCGAGACAATTGTCCAAATTAGCAAGCCAGACGGGACACGATTAAACGCCCGCGCAGTCGCAATCAACAATTTCAAAGAATGGGTTAAATTTCAGCAGTATGCAAGAAACAATCTCTAAGTGCATTGTTCTTTTATCTGGAGGGCAAGATTCGACTACCTGCCTTTTTTGGGCAAAAACAAAATTCGACCAAGTAGCGGCGATTGGTTTTGATTACGGTCAAAAGCACATCATCGAACTAACGCAGGCGGCTAAAATTGCAGAAATGGCAGATGTTCGGTTTTCAATAGTCAATTTGAAAGGCTTATTATCTGGGTCATCATTGACCGACCACGACAAAGACCACAACGAAAATCACCATGCAAACCCCGACCTTCCAAACTCATTTACAGCCGGGCGAAACGCCTTGTTTTTGACGCTCGCAGCAGCAAAGGGATATGAACAGGGAATTAGCGACATAGTTACCGGAACCTGCCAAACTGACTTTTCTGGCTACCCGGACTGCCGCCGCCGCTTTATTGATGCGCAGCAGTTAGCCGTCTCTTTGGCGCTGGACACAGACATCCGCATCCACACGCCGTTGATGTACCTGACAAAAGCCGAAACATGGAAACTGGCAAAAGACCTCGACTGTCTTGATATTGTAATTGATTATTCAATGACGGATTACAACGGGTCTGAAACTAAAAACGAATGGGGATTTGGAAATATTGATAATCCGGCGACCGCATTACGGGCAAAGGGGTATTTCGAGGCCAAAGAAAAAGCATGGATATGATTACAGCGACGCGGTATCACGATATTTCTTGCGGGCACCGGGTATTCGGACACGAAAACAAGTGTGCGCATCTGCACGGCCATAACTACCGTTTTCATTTTACCATTACGGCAGACGCCCTTGATGCAGTTGGCAGGGTTTTGGATTTTTCGATCATAAAAACCTTGCTTTGTATGTGGCTTGAGGATAATTACGACCACAAATTTCTGATATGGGAGAACGACCCGATGGCTGAAGCATTAAAAGAGTTAGACCCGGATGGCGTTGTTTTTGTGCCATACAATCCGACAGCCGAAAATATCGCAAAGCACATGGTTGAAGTGATTGCGGTGGAAGCCCTGAAAGGCACAGGGTGCAGATTGATAAAATGTTCTATTGACGAAACCCGTAAATGCTCCGCAGCGTATGAAATTGAAAGTATCTGAAATATTTTACAGTTTGCAGGGAGAAGGTGCACGGGCGGGAACACCTACCGTTTTTATCCGCTTACAGGGATGCAAGACAAAAAACGCTTGCTTCGCTATGGGGATAAAGTGCGACACAGAATTTGAAAGTGGCAAAGAAATGGAAGTTGTTGAAATTCTCCAGTGGATGCAGCACAATGCGGCAGGTTGCAAGGAAATCACGTGGACGGGCGGGGAGCCGCTCGATCAATTAAAAAGCGAGCATACGGCGTTTTTTAAAGCGCAGGGCTATTTTCAGGCGTTAGAAACATCAGGACTTGTTGCCCCACCTGCCGGGTTTGATTTTATTTGCGTATCCCCAAAAGTTGCGGAACACGTTGTTAAAAAGAATTTCCAGAACGGCGTTACTGAATTGCGCTATGTGCGGCACTTTGGGCAAAACATACCTGAACCGGCGATTACTGCGGAACACTATTGGATAAGTCCACATTCGGACGGAAACGCCATAAATGACAAAAACTTAAAACATTGCATTGAATTATGTTTACAGCACCCAAAATGGAAGTTGAGCGTTCAGCAGCACAAGGTGTGGAGCGTTTTATAAGTTGGCAGGAAATACAGGCGGCGGTATCGGGTTGGGATAAAAACCTGAAATACTACGGAGTGCCGAGGGGTGGGCAATATATCGCGGCGCTCGTTAATCCGGTTGATACGCCAGAGGAGGCAGACGTTATTTGTGACGACCTTATTGATAGCAGGGCAACCCTTCTGAAGTGGCAAGCGGCGTTCCCTGACAAGCCATTTTTGGCGGCATTTGATAAAACGAAAATGGCCGGGCAGTGGTTGCGGTTTCCTTGGGAGCATAAAGGTGAAGTTGAATTAGAGGAAAACATTTTGCGCGTTATCGAATACTTTGATGACCCGACCCGCGAAGGATTAAAAGATACGCCGAAAAGGTATGTAAAGTTTTTAAAGGAGTTTTTTGCTGTGCCAAATTTTGAGTTTACGGCATTTGATAGTGAGGGCATGGATGAGATGATTTTACAAACAAACATTCCTTTTTACTCGCTTTGTGAGCATCATATTGCTCCATTTTTTGGCGTTGCGCATGTAGCCTATATTCCGAATGGCAAAATTGTTGGGTTGAGCAAATTGGCGCGGACGGTTGATTTTTATTCAAGGCGGCTTCAAAATCAGGAAAGGATAACACAGCAGATTGCAGACAGGATTCAAAAAGAGTTATCGCCCGTTGGGGTTGCTGTTGTATTGAAAGCGCAGCACCTTTGTATGGCAATGCGCGGGGTAAAAAAGCATGATACATGGACAACAACCAGCAAAATGAATGGGGTGTTTCGCACGGACTTAAATTGCAGACAAGAGTTTTTAAATTTGATTAAATAATTAAATACGTCGAAAATACGTCGAATTATGCCTGGAGGTAGAGGAAACATAAGAGCGGCTGACAATCCAAAGCCATTTACCAGCGACCGACAGCCGGAAAACCGGAAGCAGCCGGACTTAATCAGTGCGCTCATTAAAAAGGAACTGCAAAGCGACGGTTGGGCGATATTCGAGGATGCGGAAATTCTGGACGAAAACCAAAAGCCTACGGGTCAAAAGGTTCAGGTTAGGGTAAAACTGACAACGGCTCAGGCTGTGGCGCGGCGGCTGCTTGCAAACGCGGCAAAGGGACGGGAAAGGAGCATTGAGATTGTTTTAGACAGGACGGAGGGAAAGGTGCCGCTAAATCTGAATTTGGGAAACAAAGACGGCGAAGCAATGCAGATCAACGTTTCTACCCTTTCTACGGACGAAAAGCGCAAAATGTTGGAACTTGTAAGAAAAGCAAAAGCAAATTCTGGCAATGAATGACGGCAGCACAGCAAAAGTTGGAGCAGGAATTACAGGAGGATGCGGCGCTCGAAACGCGGCTGATAGCAGGTATTTGCGCTGACACGTTTGAAGATTTTATCTTATCCGTAATGCCGGAATACGTTTTCAACTGGCATCACTTGGTTTTGATTGACGCGGCGCAACGCCTTGCTGATCGGGAATTTGAAAGGCTGATTGTAATGATGCCGCCGCGTCACGGAAAGTCGCAGATCGTAAGCCGGTTATTCCCGGCATGGTTGTTTGCAAGGCAGCAGAACGAGCAGGTGATACTTTCGAGTTATTCGGCAGACCTGGCAAGCGCGATGAACCGGGATGTGCAACGGATAATGACCGGGGAAACATACCGGGCGCTATTCCCGGATACGCGATTGAGCGAAGGCAAGGACGCCGGAGTA